TATTTAAGAACTTGATTGGCTAATGTTAAATTTTTAATTTCCCTAATATCAATTGCATCTTCAAGGTATATTTGATTTTGTTGTAAAGCCATTTGAATATTTTGTTCAAGCATAGCTTTTTCTTCTTCTTCAGGTTCTAATTCTAAAAATACTCCAAAATCATATAAATGTAAATTATCTATTTCACTTAAAGTAGCTACATTAAATTTTCCTATACTAGCCCTTAAAGCATCGTTTGTTAATTCAAAATCTAACATATCTGAAACTCTAAGAGAAATATTTTCACAAGTTTTTAATGTTAAATATAAAGCTCCATTTAAAATATGTTTAGTTGCCGTATTAGATGCGTTTGCTGCCATTTTTTGTAAACCAACTAAAGCATCTTTTTCTGGCATACTACCATCTCTAGCTTCATTAAGTCCGGTTACATCTCTAATCATTTGTAAATAATACTGATAAGTATTTATTAAAGATGCTATTTTACCATTAGCACTTGATGTTTGTAATTCTTGAATAGGTACTTTCCCTCGATTTGGATCACCATCTTGAGTTAAACTTCTACCAACTATACTACCAGTTTGGAAATACATATTTAAAGCTTCCTGTGGATTATAATTAGTACCATTACCTAAATCAACTTCAGAAAGACCATCAACATCTACAAATACCCCATCTGGAACCATTCTAGCAATTACTTGTTGTAATTTTAACGATGTTAATTGAATCATATCTGCGAAAGTAGTACATCTACTAACTAGAGATTCTATACGACCTTGATATAAACTAGGACAACAAATAGCATAATTCATTTTTACTTTTGTTAAATCACTTTTAGGTCTTGTCATGTTTTCAGACATTTCCCATTTTAACATTTGCTCTACTCCTAATACTTTAGCTCCAGTAAATAACACTTCAATTGTTCTTGAAACTCTATCGAAATTATCACTAGGTGGAGGATTGAAAAAATCAGGTTTTTCTAATGCTTTTTCTAATCCTTGTTCTGTATGTTTTAATTTAAATACTTGATCTATATAGGTTTTGTATTCAAAATACATTACTTGAACTAAATCATTATTATAAGGTCCTCTTAAATATCCTTCTCTACCTGGAAACTTTTGAATTCTTTTTAAATCTTCATTAGTTAAATCAGGAAATTCTTTTTTTAATTCTGATATGGTGATAGATTTTATTTCACCTACATAATAAATATCTTGAAAATTTGGATCATTTGTATAAGACCAAACCATATTTGCAGGATTTACATAATCTATTACAACTCCTTCAGATTTATTAAAACTAGTTTTTACAGCTCCAATACCAATTGTAACTATATCTTCTACTACTCTTTTATTTGTTAATGTATATTTATTAAAATCTAATACATTGTTAATTACTTCTTCCTCTGCAATTTCTACTGACTGCTTGTAGTTTAATTGCATATGTACTTCTAGTTCCTCTTTATTTTGAGGTAAATTAGCTTCATCTATAGAAGTATATACATTAGCTCCTAAATTATTTTGTATACTTTCTAATAAAGGTCTACTCATCATGTCTCTCATGATAGAGTTAGCATAATTAGTTCTTTGTTGAGTTGAAAATGGATCTTGAGCAAATGCTTTTATATCATAATCTTTAGATGAAATACCATTTACTACTATATCTACAAATTTAGGTACAATAGGTACTGGTTTCCAATCTAAATTTAAATAAGACAAATCACCATTAATCGATAATTCATCTTTATATTTTTGTACAGACTGTTCTCCACGAGCGTATAATCTTAATCTATTAAAATTCTGGTATCCCGTGTGCCATCTACTACTATTAATTCTTCCACCTCTAAACCATTCATATTCAATAGCTTGCCCAACTTGCAAACCATATTCCCAACTAAGCTTTTCCGCCACAGGTACCACCTGACTTGGAAATGAACTATTAGTACTTGTATTAATCATTTATTAATTATTTTTGATTTATGGCCTTTGTTATCATATCTTGAAAAATTTAAATTAACTTTTTCTTTAATAACTTCAGCAACTGGTCTATATTTATTTTTATTACATGCCATAATAGCTAAACCTGAACTTATAGAAGCATCATGCTTTGTTCTATTATTAATATCAAATGTTGCCCAATCTTCTAATGTTCTTTGAAAGTACATTGCACCATATTGTTCGTTGTTGTAACCTACAAAACTTTCAATATAAGCTTCAATTGCAGCAGCATGTGCTTGTTTTATATCTTCACTTGAATTAGGTATTCCACCTACTTCTTTTTCAGCCACAGATAATTTATATAATGTTTTATCTGGACGGTTCATAGAATACGCTCTATAACCTCTTCTTTTTAAATAATATAATAATCTAGGTTTATTATTCTCTGCTAATAGTGGCATTCCATAAAAATATAATGCCATAAGAACATCTTCAAAAAATATCTCTGCTGTTTGTGGCCTAGATATATATTCTAAAAAGAATAAATTAGGTGGACAATTATCCATTGTAAACTTAGTTAATCCATGAAGAGATCCTTTTGATCCTCTTCCATCTACTGTACCCGATATATCATAAGAGTCGCATCCAAAAGCACCCATATGTTCGTTTGCTGGATATTTTCTACCATTTTTGACAATATATCTATTTTGTTGATGTCTATCTGGAACCCATGATACTAAAAATCTACCTTGTTTGCTTGGCATAAATTGTACGCTAGTATCCTTAATCCCATCTTCCCACTGAAAATTACCTTGAGTTAGTACTCCTGAGTGTTTTAAATCTTCATTATAATCAATTTGTTCGTAAATCTTAGTTAGATTAAATAAAGATTGTTTTGTTTCATCTCTGAAAGCATGTTTTTCAGTACGTGGAAATTGTCTATATAATTCGTTTAATGCATCAGGATCGTCCTTAAGACCATCTACTTCATTCTCCCAATGCTGTATGACCCCAATTTCAATCTTTTGACCATCGATTCCTTCAACTGGGGATTGTGGAGTGTCAAAGACAGGGTATCCATAAGTATCGATGTATCCCTCGTAATTCCATTCCATAGGAATGAACAAGCTATATAATCCTGAGCTAGTCTGTCCATTGCGGTTTCTTTTGGTAACATTTGAGTCATCGTATAATTTTTTAAAGTTTCTACCTCCTTTATCTAAAGCGTTTGACGTTGATCCCATCATACACTTACCAATTACTTTACTTCCTAATCTTAACGTCGTTTTCGTGACCCTCCAGTTGTTGAGGATGTTCTCGGGTTTTTCCCATTTTCCTGCCTCATCATGTACCAGTAGCGCAAGTTTCTCTCCATCATAGGAGTTATCTCCCGTGTTTTTCCAATCAATTGTAGTATCGAGTCCAACGATTTCTTCGAGCCTCTCATTCGTATCAAGTTTCTTACGAGTGAATCTCGACGCTGGAACTCTGTATGCCAACTCTGTTTTCGGTCGGTCCATTCCATCTTGGATCGGTTTGAAGAAGAACGGGTAGTTGACCGAGATCGGGACGATTTTATCGGTAAACATTTTTTTAGCATCGGCTCCCGACTTTGATAAGACACCGAATCTAGCATCGCTTGATATTGTGGCCATGTTAACTGTTTCGCCCGATGCCATAAAAGAGAATCCTGAACGTCTGTTCTTAAGATAACACATACCATATGCCCTTTTGTCTGCTTTGCATGCTTCCCAGAATATAAAGAATAACCTGTTTGCTTCCCTGAAGTCCGCTTGTCCCACGTCGATTTTTGACCACTGCAGATACATGTAGTGAGTACCAGTAATATAGGTAGGAATACCTTTGTTATAAAACCAGAAACCTTCGTCTCTTCTTTTAAACTCTTCATCGATGTAGTCATGTAATTTATTTTTGAATGTTTCAGGATAAGCTTTCCAATCAAATATGGTTTTGATGTTTTTTAATTCTTTCCTTTTTTCAAACACCTCCCAATATTGTTCTAATTTCTGATTAGATCTTTTATAAGGATTATCTTCTAATGGTAATGCAATTGTAAGATTTTGTATTTCATAAATCTCACCTATTTGTCCAGTTCGACTAATTACTATTAGATCGTGTTCTTTGTTATACCCATACTCCCATTTTTTAGACTTATTAAGTCTTTTAATAACATGAGATTTTATAGGTTTTACTATTTTATATAATGTTTGTTCGTACATTATTTAGATCTTCTTTCAGCAAATCCACTAAAACTAGTTTCTTTTTTTTCTGTAGGTTTATCTTCTAATATATTGCTTTCTTCTTGAATTCTATTTAAAATTTCAAAAGCATCAAATATAGCTAACTTTTTAGTTGCAGCAGCATTTTTTAATCTATCTGCTGAAATATCATCATCTGAATCAACAATAGCTTCTTTAGCTACTTTAATAAGTTCCTCAACTGCTTTGTGCCCAGCTTGGATTATATTCAACTTCGTTTCCTTGACGTTCATATTTAATTACAATATC